CAGGGGGTTTACAAAATAAAAAATCCTGAAAAGTATATGGGACAAAGTTCTCCTAGATACAGAAGCTCTTGGGAATTTACGTTTATGACATTTTGCGATAATAATCCCAGTATACAACAATGGGCTAGTGAAAGTGTAAAAATTCCTTATAGAGATCCGTTAACTGGAAAACATACTATATATGTTCCTGATTTTTTAATTTCGTATGTTGACAAAACTATGAAAACACATGTTGAGGTTATTGAAATTAAACCAGCTAATCAAACTTTAAAAGAACGTGTGGGGAAAAATCCCTACAATCAGGCTCAGTTTGTTAAGAATCAAGCCAAGTGGGCGGCCGCAGCCAAGTGGTGTCAGAGTCAAGGTATTAAATTTAGGATTGTAAACGAGGGCGATATTTTCCAGAATGGTAGAAATCGGAATAAGTAAGAATATGACAAAAAAGTTAGAAGACCTTTTAAATATAGAACCTGCCGATCCTGTAATAGAATCGAAATCAGTTGATGTAAGCCCTATACCTACAATTAATTTACAAGATAAATTAGAAGAATTTAACAAAATCTCAGCAGCATTGCCCAGGGTAGTCGGGTTAGGAGATATGGCAGATACCGAACTTGACGCTCTTGCGGACAAAGCCGAAAAAGCCTACGACGATTTGATGGATTTAGGTATGAATGTCGAAGCTCGCTATGGTTCACGTATGTTTGAAGTTGCTGCACAGATGATGAATGCAGCGATTACTGCCAAGTCCAACAAAATTGACAAGAAACTAAAAATGGTTGATTTACAACTTAAAAAACTAGCAATAGACAAAAAGCATGGTGCGGCAGACGGCAATACTATAGACGGTGAAGGATATATTATCACCGATCGAAATAGTATTTTGGAAAAACTTAAGAATCTTAATAAATAACATACTATGAAATCATTTAAAGAACATCTAACTGAATCAAAAAAGAAATATGACTTCCGTATCAAAATTGCCGGAGAAATGACCACCGAGCAAGAAGATAGTATGAAACGGTTATTAGGCCGTTTTACAGTGGATAACACTCTTTCAGGATTTAAAAAATCTAAGACTCCTATTCAGGCCTTGCCATTAGATTTCCCACAAGTTAAAAATTGCGAAGTTAATATATACGAAGTTGTATTAGATTACCCAACAACACAATTTGAACTAACAGAATATCTAGCAGCAGAATTGGGAGTAAATAAACAACATTTAGTAGTTCGCAGTCCTAACGAACCTACTGAAGAATATCAAAACGTACAGCCTAAAAGACAAGGTGCGTTGTTGACCGATCCGGATTATAAAGAATCTCCAAATGCTAAAATGGAAGATTATTACGGAGACAAGTATAATAGCGGCTTTGTTAAAGAATTAAATGATATATTAAAATTACAAAGACGCGAGCGTGGAGAGGAAATTCCCACTGACGGGCCTGCTAAGTACAATACAGATGCAGAACCAGGTAACACTAGCCCTATAAGTGGCAAAGGAAAATAATATGCAAATGATTGACGTAATAAAAAGATTAGCAGAACTTGATGCAGATAATCCTAATATAATTAAAGAAAACTTGGATGTTGCAGAATGTGGAATGATGCCAGAAATGGGTATGATGTCAATGCCTCCTGAAAAACCATCTATGCCAGCAAGTATAAACATGACTGCTGGCAGCGGCGAAGAGTTAAGTAATATGCTAGCCACCATAATGCAACTTGCAGGAGTTAATAAAGTTGAAGAACCTATGGGCGGAGAACTAGTACCGCAGACATTAGAACCAGTTGGAGCAGGACCTGTATCTCCAGTAGACACAATGCGATCAGTTATTGATAAATTAAATCCTATGGGTGGTGATGATGTTAGTGCATCTCATGGTGATGTAGATAATGATGGTGATCACGATATGGATGATCATGACATAGAAAACGATAACAAGCCAGTTAAAGAGTATGATAATACTCCAGCTGACCCAAATGATAAAAATGAGTTTGATGCAAATGCACATGCACATCAAGAGAATCAGCCAGGGCAAGGCGATAGAATGGACGGAACAAGTCCAAAAGCATACGCAAATATGAAAGAAGCAGTAACAGATCTATTTGCACAATATAAAAGGTTTGTTAACGAAAATTAATAAAAGTATACCTTTATCAAATAGCCTCTTCGGAGGCTATTTTTTTCATTAAATAGTAATATGGCATATACAGATAACAAACTAGTCAAAACTGCATATAGTTCTCAAAAATTTACTGAGAAATATATTGAAGATTTATTAAAATGTTCAGATCCGGATACTGGTCCGCATTATTTTCTTGAGAATTTTTTCTATATACAACATCCTGTTAAGGGCAAATTAAAATATGTACCGTTTGAATATCAAATAAGATTAATTAACAGCTATCACGGAAATAGATTTAATGTAAATTTATTACCTCGTCAAACAGGTAAAACAACAACAGCGTCAGGCTATCTGCTATGGTTTGCAATGTTTATTCCAGATTCTACAGTACTTGTTGCTGCCCACAAATTTGCAGGTGCTCAAGAGATTATGGCACGTATTAGATATGCTTACGAATTGTGTCCAGATCACATTCGATGTGGCGTAAAAAGTTATAACAAACAAAGCATTGAGTTTGATAACGGGTCACGTATTATTGCACAAACAACAACCGAAACAACAGGTCGAGGTTTATCACTATCGTTACTATACGCCGACGAGTTTGCGTTCGTTGAACCAAATATTGCAGTAGAATTTTGGACGTCTATATCTCCTACACTGGCTACTGGTGGTAAGGCAATTATTACATCGACTCCTAACTCAGATGAAGATCAATTTGCTAACATATGGAAAGAAGCAAATAATAAGTTTGATGAACACGGCAATGAGCAATCCTTAGGGANNAACGGCTTTTTTCCTTTTAGGGCATATTGGAACGAACATCCAGATCGTGATGAAAATTGGGCANATGAAGAACGAAGTCGTATTGGGGAAGAACGCTTCCGCCGAGAGCACGATTGTGAATTCTTGGTATTTGATGAAACTTTAATTAACAGTATTTGTTTAGCCGGTCTAGAAGGCATTGATCCAATTATGAAAATGGGGCAAGCTCGTTGGTATAAGAAAATTAATCCAATGAGTACATATCTTATAGCATTAGATCCTAGCTTAGGTACTGGAGGAGACCCATCAGCTATACAAATTTTAGAGATTCCAGGGTTTGAACAAGTTGGAGAATGGCAACATAATTTAACTACAATTCAAGGACAAGTGCGAATATTGCGTGATCTTTCTAACTTTATCAATGACGAATGTGCTAGTAAAGGTGTGCAATCGAGCATATATTATTCAGTAGAAAACAACAATATAGGAGAAGCGGCTTTAGTAGCTATAGAAGAAGCAGGTGAAGAAAGTATTCCGGGACTATTTTTAAGTGAGCCAATTAAAAAGGGACATATACGCAGATTCCGCAAAGGATTTAACACCACTAACTCAAGTAAAATTAATGCTTGTGCAAAACTAAAACACTTGATAGAAAGTAAAAGATTTCGAATCAATTCTAAAGTGTTAATTAGTGAACTTAAAGCATATATTGCTAAAGGGGTTAGTTTTGAAGCAAAAGTAGGGCAACACGACGATTTAGTAAGTGCTACGTTACTAGTCATACGTATGGCTATTATGCTACAAGAATGGGATCCTGCAATATACGATAAGATGCGAGAAGAACGCGAAGACGAATTCTTAATGCCCATGCCCATATACATCAGCAATTATTAATAAATAACTGATATGAAAGCTATACAAATAATCTCTCAAGACCTATTCGACAAGGTTCGTAGCCGTTTCCAAAATTTAGAAATGGGGGACGAAACCGGAGCAGTTACTATTGATCCAGCTGAAGCACGTTTTTTTGATTTTGACTTTGTAAATGAAGGAGTGAATCTAGGTCGAGTTAGCATTAGTCTAAATGAGTTAGGCAGCTTAAAGATTTACTATAGTCAGGGTATTACTGAAAATCAAGACGATCCCAGCAAACAGATATGGTATAGTTTCTTAAAAGAAATGAGATTATTTTCTATGCGTAGACTATTACGGTTTGACACAAGAGATGTTGCTAAAAGTAATCTTGACAAAAACGATTTTAAACATTTGGCTACTACGCAAGCACCTAAGGAAGACCCAGAAATGAATAATATGAACGAAACTAAAAAAATTAAAAAAGGTGTGTCAGAAAACACCGGCCGCGAACTAACAAACACCCCACGCGATAATTTAATATCAAGAATGAGTCCTAGTGTTGATAATAATGCATTACTGCAAAAAGTTGGAAAAGTAGTGCATAATCCAGAATTTGATAGTGACAGAATTTTAAAAATTGTAGATGCTGGAGATAGTATTACACATCCTGTTGGACGTTATATCCAAAAAGAATTTGATGAACTACAATATGATTTAGGTATAGAATATGAGGATTATCCAGAAAGAGTTGCCGAAAAACTCCTATCAATGTTACAAGATAGAACACACCAATATGTGGCGGAAGGCAGCGCACACGGTTATAATGTCGTTCGATATTATGAAAAAACTAGTGACCAAATGAAACTTACAAACTGGTTGCGTAAACAAGCAGGATTGCCAAAAGACGCACCTGTTTATTTTGACGATGCTGATCTAGTATACGGCGATAAAACTATTGTACCAGGTGCGTTAGTTAATCCTAAACTAAAATTTAATGATTTGTTAACTGCTTTAACTCAAGCCACTGGTGGACAAGGTAAACAAAATATGGACGGAGTGTATAGGGAGCAAGGTGTTGAAGAAGACGCACCTGCCCTGGCCAAAATGGCAGGTGGAATTGGCCTAGGTCTTTTCGCTGCCGCAGGTGCGCCGGCTATTGTTGGCATACTGGGTCCTTTACTTGGTATCCCATTGGCCGCATACAGTGCTTACAGCGCGGCCAAACTAGGCATAAGTGGCGTTGAAAAATTATGGGACATGGCTGCTGAGAAACTGGGCAGTACTGAAAAAGTTGAACAATACACTACTGCTCAGATTACCAAGTTGCCGCCGGAAAAAGCCAAAGCAGCCACTGCTGTAATTAAACAATTGGCCGAAAGTCGCAAAGGCCTACAAGAATCTCGATGGAACCAAAAAAGTTCTAAAAAAACAAGCCGGGCCGTAAAAGGCGCAACTGAAGTTATTGTAAGACATCATAAAGCAGTTGACGAAATGTATCCAGGTGCTCGTAGTCAACGTAAAAATATTAGAGCAATTTATATTCAAAATAGTGAAGGTGAAAGATTTAAATATCCCTTTATCCACCCAGCTGGAGCATTTGCTATGGCTCAACACGTGGATCACGGAGGTGCACCACATGATCCGGGCGGTAAGGCCATTGTAAGAATGAGCGAACAAATTGCTCAATTGCAAGAATTTCAAAGACAAGTACAGCATACAAGTCTACATGACGATGCTATGGGAATTACAGAACGAGCCGTGGGACGTTTACAAGAATTAAAATCTACAATTGAAGCATTGAGTAAACGCCATCATTATGAATCTTGGATTTCTGAATTAACTGGTGCAGAACCTGGAAACGACTTAATGGAATTAGATCCCATAACTATGGAGACTTATAAAGCTAAATTTACTCAATCAAATTTTAAAGAAGAACTGGCAAGTTTCTTTCCGTTAATTCATAGTATTATGCAAGAAACTAATACTGTAGATTTAGAAGATTTTATTAAAGAAGCAACATGCCCCGAATGCCATAAAGACCCTTGTGAATGCGATGATGAAAAAGATGTAAAAGAAAGCATGTTTGCACAATTTGAAGAATGGGCCGAGGCAACTGAACAAGGTAAACTTACAGATGATGAAGTGGAAGCATTAAAGACAGCAATGTCTGAGTTACCTAATGCAGAATTAGAATTAGGACCAGATGGGCAAACAGCCTGGCAATTTTTTAGTGGATTGGGATTAACTGATAGTGATCTTGAAGATAAATTTAAAGCAGCATCTGAGTTGGACCAATCGGCTGATCCAATAGAAGTTTTAAAAATGTGGGCGCAGGAGAGTTATCCAGAACTATTAGTAGCATTAGGATTAAGTGGAACAGGCGAAACAGAACCTGCACCAGAGGCTCCTCCGATGGACCCAATGGCAGCACCTGCACCAGAGGCCCCTCCTGCACAACCAGTAGCAGAAAACAACTCAGGAAGTATGATACAAGAAGTTGCTAAGATTGTTAAGAGTTTTTATAATAGAGATAATCCAGATGTTGGTCCATTCCGTGGCGGTGAGGGGATTGCTCTTGATGTTGAAAAACAAATTGCAGAAAAATTTGGTGACAAAGCTGGACAACATGCACGCCAAATGGCCGAACAATTTATGGAAAAACTAACCATGGAATGGCAACAACGACATGGTACTAAAGTTGATGGTGATGACGGACTAGCAAGATTAAAGGAATTACTAGGTAATGTTAAACAAAGAGTAGAAGGCATGGGACAAGCAAAAATAGAAAAAGAAGGCATGATGGACAAAGCTAAGGCATTTGGTAAGAAAATCTTAGATAAAGTTGCTCCAGATGATGACGAGCTGCTACGTCAGTTACAAAAAGATTCCGGAGTCCCTGCACACGCACAGCACGGCAAACCGCCAATGGCTACTCCAAATCGTAGACAGCAGCAACAAGAAAATGCTGAATTGGAAACCATTTTAAGGCTGTCCAACTTTAAAAAATAATTGGCAAAATAAATTAATAAATCTCTTGACGGGATAAATAAAGCTGTGTATAGTTAACGCTATGCACAGTTTTTCTTTTAGTCAGTTGGCTTTAAGAAAGCGGCACATAAAACTTTATTAAGGAACATTATTATGGCAACATTAGCAGAAATTCGCGCAAAACTTCAACAAAGCGCACAAAATACCGGCGGATCTTCCGGCGGCGACAACGCAATCTATCCACACTGGAACATCGCAGAGAATACAAACGTAACAGTTCGATTCTTGCCTGATGGCGACACAAACAACACTTTTTTCTGGTTAGAGAGAGCAATGATCAAATTGCCTTTTGCTGGTATTAAAGGTGAAACAAATTCTAAACCCGTGACTGTGCAAGTCCCCTGTATGGAAATGTGGGGTGAGACTTGTCCAGTTCTTACTGAGGTTCGTCCTTGGTTCAAAGACAAGAGTTTAGAAGATATGGGTCGTAAATATTGGAAAAAGAAATCTTATCTATTCCAAGGATTTGTGGTAGATAGCAAATATAAAGAAGAAGGTAAGACTCCTGAGAATCCAATTCGTAGATTTATTATTGGTAGTCAAATTTTTAATATTGTTAAAAATGCATTGATGGACGCCGAGATTGAAGAATTGCCTACAGACGAAGTTCGTGGTTTAGATTTTAAGATTGCTAAAACTACTAAAGGTGGTTATGCTGATTATTCTACTTCAACTTGGTCAAGACGTGAACGTGCGTTAAGTGAAGACGAACAAGCAGCAATTAAACAATATGGAATGTTTAAACTTAATGAGTTCCTTCCTAAGAAACCAGGTGCGGTTGAACTTAAAGTTATTGCAGAAATGTTTGCTGCATCGGTCGACGGTGACGCATATGATCCAGCTCAGTGGAGCCAATACTTTAAGCCAGCAGGCTTTGGCGGTCGTGATGAAGCTAGCGGCTCATCAACTCCTGCTCCGACACCTAAGGCAACTGCCCCAGTAGCTGAAGAAGTTGGACCTTGGGAAGAAGATGTTGCGACAGCTGAAAAATCATTTGCCGCACCTGCTCCAAAAGCAGTAAGCGCCGGCGGTGAGGCATCGAGTCGAGCAGCCGATATCATTAACATGATTCGCAATCGACAAAAGACTGAATAAGGAGATTAGTGATGGGAAAATCCTTCGATATATCGAAGTTTCGTAAATCCATCACTAAGTCTATTGACGGACTTGGTATTGGCTTTAACGATCCTACCGATTGGATATCTACTGGAAACTACGCTTTAAACTATCTTATCTCGGGGGACTTCTTTAAGGGAGTCCCTTTAGGTAAAGTTACAGTTTTTGCCGGCGAAAGTGGTGCAGGAAAATCATATATATGCGCTGGAAATATTATTCGACATGCTCAAGAGCAAGGCATTTATGTCGTGCTTGTTGACAGCGAAAACGCCCTTGATGAAAGATGGTTACTTAATTTAGGTGTTAATACAAGTGAAGAAAAACTTCTAAAACTTAACATGGCTATGATTGACGATGTGGCAAAAACTATCAGTGAATTCATGAAAGAATACAAAGTTATGCCTGAGGACTCACGTCCTAAAGTATTGTTTGTTATTGATTCGTTGGGTATGTTGTTAACTCCTACTGATGTTAATCAGTTTGAGGCAGGTGAGATGAAAGGCGATATGGGTCGTAAGCCCAAAGCACTTACATCACTTGTTCGCAATTGTGTAAATATGTTTGGTTCTTGGAATGTTGGTATGGTGTGTACTAATCATACATATGCTAGTCAGGATATGTTTGATCCTGATGATAAAATATCAGGTGGTCAAGGTTTCATTTATGCTAGCTCTATTGTAGTTGCTATGCGTAAATTAAAATTAAAAACTGATGCAGATGGTAATAAAACTACAACTGTTAACGGTATACGTGCAGCCTGTAAGATTATGAAAACTCGGTATTCTAAGCCATTTGAAAGTGTACAAGTTGAAATTCCATATGTTACTGGAATGAGTCCATTTAGCGGATTAGTTGATTTATTTGAAGCTAAAGGTGCTTTGAAAAAGGAAGGCAACAGTCTCGTTTATACAACTAAAGACGGCGAAGTTATTAAACAATTCCGTAAAGCATGGAATAATAACGAAAAAGATGGATTGACTATAATGATGGCAGAATGGGACGATACTAATGTTATTGATATAGCATCAATAGAAACTGTTGAGGAAATATGATGGAAGAAGCATTAATTATTGAAATTTGGGATACATTTAAAGACTATATTCCGGAGAAAGCTCGTGAAACAGCAGCTGGGCAATTTGTTGATTTTGTAATCAGTAAAGATGTAGAAATTTCTACGCTTGAGAGTTTGTTAGGATACGATCCTCATTTAGATTCTGCTATTACAGCTGCTCTTGAAGAGTTAAATGATGACGAAGACGATGATGAAACAGATTACGATTACGGTGAAGACGATGAGGATATGTAATGTCATGGTATTCAAAAATAAGCAAAGATATCTCGTTTCTTCCTAACTGTATAGAGTACTTTTATAAAGAACTAGATGCCGCAAGATACGAGGTTAAGATTCACGGAAATGTAGAAAAAGCCTCCGCCCATTTGCCTGGTATAGTTGAGCAACGATTTAATCAGCTTCAAGAAATTGAAGCTGTTTTAGAATATCTTAATATTGAATTACGGCGTACTCGAAGTAAAGCATTTAAAAAATATCTAGAAAACTATCAGAGAACACTTAGTAGTCGAGATTGCGAAAAATATGTTGATGGCGAGGCAGATGTGGTTGATATGGAGAAAATTATCAATGAATTTGCACTTTTACGAAATCAATGGTTAGGTATTATCAAAGGTCTAGATATAAAACAATGGCAACTAAGTAATATAATTAAACTTCGAACAGCCGGTCTAGAGGATGTAGTACTGTAAATAAAAGGAGATTTGATCTCCTTTTTGTTTTGTGCTATAATAAATTTATGTATATTGAAGACCTAGTTATTGCGTTAGCTACAAGTAAAAATGTAGGAATGAATCCGTATGATTCAAAACTAATTTACAGTTTCTTCGATCAACTTACTCGAAATTCTGGATTTACAGAAAAACAAGAACTACTATCTGTAAGAATTTTAAAAAGACAAGCACAAAAACTTTACTTAATATTTGGCCAAGATATTTCACAATTTTTAGAAAATCCCAAGTTTAGACTTGTTCGTAGATCAGTCACCCTGGCCAAGCATATGAAAATTATTGATCACCCTAACTTTGGAAAAATAATTCAAGTTGAGTTTCCATTTAACGAAAAATTGTTGGCAAAGTTTAGACAAGAAAAAGTTAAATTAAATATGGCACAATGGGATTCGGAGTATAAATCATGGTTTTTTTCGCTCGACGAGCAATCATTACAGTTTTTAAATCAAGTAGCCATTGAAGAAGATTTCACGGTAGACGCAGAATTTAAAAATTATCAAACTCAAATTAACGAAATTGAGAGTAACATTGACCAATATATTCCTATAGTGTCTTTTAATGGAAAAATATTGAAATTTTTGAATATTTCTGAAAAAATACCACAACCGACCAATTTATATATTATAGAAAATTTGTTCCTTGCAAGAAAACTCGGAATCTCTACTTGGGACGACAACATCCAAAACACCGACGAATGGAAAAATTCTAGTCAAGTGGTTAAGAATTTCCTATTAGCAGATCCAGGTGAAACTATTTCATTAAATTTGGAGGAAAGTGACGGTTTTCGTGTTACCGAAATTATAAAGCATATGATGCCAGTGATGATTGTAATTCCAGGAGGTAGCGAATTAGAAAAGATGAAAAAATCTTTAGAGTTGTTGAAAGAAATTGGTATAGCTAATAACGAAATATGTGTACTTTTTAGATTACCCAGTGAAACCGGTATAGAGTTTAATAACTTCGTCAGAGATCAGAAATTAAATTCTAGTATAAGTGATCATACTAAAGCAGTAATTATTAGTAATAAGATTCCTAAAACTATTCTTGATAAACAAATAAAATTCAATTGTGTGGTAAGTTTTAACTTTTATAATATACATTATTCTCTTAAAAATCTATTAGAATGGCATCATAACGTAATTAATATAGTAGATGACCATAAATTAAGGATATTAAATTTTGACAAGTTGTAAGATTATTATCAAAGATGAAGTTAATATTAAGATTGAAAATTTAGATCTTGATACTCGCAAAGCATTGGTTAAAAAATTCAAATACGAAGATCCTACAGCTAGATTTCGACCATCTTATAAATTAGGTAGATGGGACGGTAGTATTAGTTTCTTCGGACTTGGAGGTACTACATATATGAGTATGCTACCACAGGTATTAGAATATTTAGAATCAAAAAATTACTATATTAAATTAGAAGATCAACGCCGTACCACATTATTAAGTTTTTCTGAGATAACTGAAGACTTTTGGGGTGATCAAACATGGCCAATAGGACATCGATTTGCTGGTCAAAAGATTAGACTACGTGACGATCAAGTAGAGGTTATTAATAAATTTTTAGAAAATCCCCAATGTATTCAAGAAATTGCTACAGGATTTGGTAAGACAATTACTACTGCAACTTTGGCAAAAATATGTGAAAAATATGGACGTACAGTGACCATTGTTCCTAATAAAAGTTTAGTTGAACAAACAGAGGAAGACTTCCTTAATTGTGAATTAGACGTTGGAGTTTACTACGGTGATAGAAAAAATCTAGACAAGAAACATACCATATGCACATGGCAAAGTTTGAATATTCTTGATAAAGGCTCTAAAGAATTTGATGGAGAAGAACAACTACTAAGACTTAACGAATTGTTAGACGGTGTTAGTTGTGTTATGGTTGATGAAGTACATATGGCCAAAGCCGAAGTATTGAAAAAATTATTAACTCATAACTTAGCCAATGCTCCAATACGTTGGGGATTAACTGGAACAGTGCCTAAAGCAGACCATGAATTTCAAGCATTACGTGCTAGTCTTGGAGAAGTAGTACATCGTGTTAAAGCGTATGAACTTCAAGAAAAAGGTGTACTTAGCAATTGTCATGTTAATGTAATTCAAACAGCAGAATGGAAAGAATTTGAAAATTATGCAAGCGAATTAAAATATCTTGTTACAGATGAAACACGTATGGACTGGGCTAGTAATTTAATTAATAAAATTTCTGAGAGCGGAAATACATTAGTATTAGTTGATAGAATTGAATCTGGTCAACTAATTGTTAACAATATTCCCGACAGTGTGTTTGTTTCAGGTTCAATGAAAACAAAAGATAGAAAAGAAGAATATGACGAAATTAAAACTAGTACTAACAAGATTATTGTGGCGACTTACGGTGTGGCCGCTGTGGGTATTAATATCCCCCGTATTTTTAATATGGTTCTTCTTGAGCCCGGAAAGAGCTTTGTTAGAGTTATACAATCAATTGGACGAGGTATTCGGAAAGCAGACGACAAAGACTTTGTCCAAATTTGGGATATCACCGCATCTACAAAATACGCAAAACGACATCTTACAGAACGTAAAAAATTCTATAAAGACGCCAAATATCAGTTCGAAATTCAAAAAGTGAAATATCAATAATGCAAATTTTAACCACAGACAACAAAACATTTTTCTTAAATGACCTTCCTGAAGAGGTAGACGAGGATCTAAGATTCTCTGTATTAGATAATAGTGATAATCAAAATCCTGATTACTTTTTTATCCCGCTCATCTTCCTTGAAAGTTTTACAGGACCCGCCGCAGTATTAAAGATTGGACCATACGAACTTACTATGCCATTAGACTGGTGTACTATAGTAGGTGATCCCGAAGGACCAGATATGGAAGTACTTCCTTTGACAAGTTTAAATGATCGAGGATTTAAAACATTTTGTTTTAATCCTATAAGCGGATTTAGACCAGAATTCCATGAGATTGACATTATAGACATCTATCAAGATGTTAAATGGTATTTTCCTAAAATGAAATCTGGACAACTTTTATGTACTCCCCTTGCTGGTGGGAATAAACCAATGTGTGCTTACTTTGTTAAAGAAGTTAGTCGTCAAAGTGAAATCGTAGATTATACTAGATGTTGGTAAAATATGGGAACACTAACTCCAGGTGCCTCTTACATCTATGAACGAAATGGCGAAGAAATTTATGCACGAGAGGTTGGCGAAACAGAACGTAAGTTAATTGGTTACAAATACGAAATGGAAAATAAATCAGATCCTCGTACAGCAGACGGACGGCCACTACGCGAATCCATAATGGAAAGTAAAATGTGGGGTGAGATTCGGCGAGAAGCCCGGACAAACCCTGCATTGCAAAAAGCCATGGAACAGTGTATAATAATATATCATTTAAGTAAAGATCATGGCAACAGCAAAACCTAAAAAAGAACCAAAGAAAAGAGCACTTGATTTAACTCGACTACTTTCTGCCGTTGACAAAAAGAATTATGAATTCTATGATAACCTCACTGTCGAAGAATTAAAAGAATTTAGTCCCTATGTATTGTTAAGATACATAAGCAATGTTGATTCGAGTAACATCGATGTACAAGAATGGTTTATTGAAAAAACTAATGAATTAGTTAATAAACATCACTGGACACTAAGTAAAAATCATAAAAAATTACTTTGGTTATTATATACTGCTACTGGTGTAGGAACTAAAATCTATCACCCATATCTTTCTCCATTAAAATCTCAGTTTAATAAATTTGAAAAACTGTTAGCAAATCTGTATCCAACATATAAAATGGAAGATATTAAAGTGTTGGCAAGTTTAATGACTGACGAAGAAAAAATAGAGATGTTTGATAACATGGGGTTTGATAAACAAGATAGAAAAGAATTTCAATGAAATACTGGACAATCGGCTATCCTGATGAAAACGGAAATGATGTTGTTGAAACACTTTCTGAAGACGAAATCATTGCCCAATATTACCCATATTGGAAAGAACGGATGATTAAAAAATTTGGTCAAGAAGAATTTAATAAGACCTGGTCTAAAAAAGAGTGTATTGAAGATTGGGTAGTTGTACATTGGGCAGTAGAATCAATATGATATCATTAGTGGAACAACCGAATACCTGTATGCATTGCGGCAAGAGTTTTATGCAAATGAAAACCCTTGTTGCTCATATGTGCGAAAGAAAACGCAGAGCACTACAAGAAACTGAAAAAAGAGTACAGGCAGGGTTCATGGCATATAATAGATTCTATCAACTTACACAAGGCAATAAAGTTCTTAAGAACTATAATCATTTTTGCGATAGTGCTTATTATAATGCTTTTGTAAAATTTGGTAGCTTTATAAACAATGTCAACCCACTATATCCTTCTAAATTTATTGACTTTGTTATTAAAAGTGGAGTTAAATTAGATCATTGGTGTCGAGACGAACTTTATGATCAATACCTTTTTGAGATGCTTAAGGTCGAGCCAGTAGAATCAGCTGTGCAACGAACCATACAAACAATGATGGAATGGGGCGACTTGCATAATGCAAATTATGCACATTACTTTGATTATGTAAGTCTTAACAAAGCAGTACACGACATAATGAATGGAAAAATTAGTTGTTGGGTTTTATTAAATTGTAATTCAGGTAAGGATATGGCAAGTAAAATGAATGACGAGCAATTGGCCATGATTGCTCCTGCATTTGATATTAAGTATTGGATTAAGAAATTTAGAGAATTTCCAGCAGATGTAGCACTTGTTAAAGAGATACTTGCAGAGGTAGGAGTCAAATGACCGTGATTAAGATATTAAATAAAGACCCTACTGAAGTTATAGAAATTGTTAAAGAAATAAGAAAGAGTGGCCTGACTCAAGGAAAAGATTTTGATTTTGCTTTTTATAAAACCCGCTGGGACCCTATGATTGGTGATGTTAGGAGGTTTACTAATTTTACCTTTTACGAAGAAAAATTAGCAACTTGGTTTGCGTTGAAGTGGGGTTAATATGGAAAATATAAAACAGTTTTGCGAACAGCACCAAATTCGTGTACTTGATAAAAATAAACGAGCACACCGTTATCACAAAATCAACATGCAGTATTTTAGAGATCCTATGGATTTTAATAAAGTCTCACCTGTAGATTTCATAACTGACAGCGAACCACTGTATACTGTAGAGATTGCAGAAAGTGAATTAGAACGTATTGCAGATTTCGAAGCGCAGGTTTTTAATAATATGAAAAAGCAAGGTCATCACAAAATGTTTGAAATGCTTATGGAACAAAAAGAACAAGAAAAATATCTAAAAAATAAATATCCGGCTGTAAAGAAAGCATACGAACATTATAGCTTAATGCTAAAATTGGCCGAAAGTGGAGAATAATGGATATTGATATTGACTTTGCTGATAGAAAAAAGATACTTGATGTGATCAAACATATCCCTGCGGCGATAAAAGAAAAACATACTTTTAAAAAACACAATACTGGAGTATATTGTCACTCTATCCCGTACAATCCGCTAACTGATACCGCTAGTATAGATTACAAAGAAGCAGAAGATAGAGGATATTTTAAAATAGATTTTTTAAATGTTAATGCTTACAAAGATGTTAGAAATGAAGAACATCTAATATACTTGCTTAACACTGAACCATTATGGGATCTATTATACGAAAAAGAAGTGTGCGACCAACTGTTTCATGTCAACGGTTATCATAATCTATTGGCAGAATTAAAACCTAATAGTATTATACAGTTAGCTATGGTGCTGGCTATGATTAGACCTGGAAAAAAACATCTCATCCCAATATGCAAGAATCAGGGATTCGATGCGATAGAAAATGAAATATGGACAAAAACTGATCAGGCCTATTTCTTTAAACATGCCCATGGAATTGCATATGCTAGTGTTATTATTGTACAATTGAATCTCATTTGTGAAAAAATTAGTCACGAATACTCTTAACTGATCGTACTAATTGAATTGATTTTCTTTTAACACGTTTTTCAGCAATATCACTTAAATTTACAATTGGTCCAAATATTAACTCTATATCTTTAGAGTTGAACGTTTTGATAAAAGGCTTGAATATTTGCATTTCAGTCTTTAGAAAAATGTTAATAGGTATTTTACGATTGCTTTCCCACCACCAAACTTCTCCCATTTCTAAAAAAAGTTTCCGCTGTACTTCTTCCGATATCATTGACAAATCATATATACTGGCGATGAAATCATCAAAATTGATAACTATTCCTACATATTCTTTGTCATTAGACTTGACACATGATATAAACGGAAAATTTTCTTGAAACTGATCTCTCATTGTTTTTAAATAAATACTCTTATGCAAAATTTACCAATCTATTTATATCCAAACTCCTTCACCGTTATATTAGATTTGGACACAACTATTAAAGGAGTTAATCAGGTTATGTATCAACAAGACTTAAAAATACAAAAAGGGATTAAAAATCAGGTTCGTGTCCAGTTTAAAAATAGCGATCAAAAAAAGATTAGAATTTATAATACCCAAACATTTGTATTCAGTATGTTTGATGCTATTAATCAAAGACTTATAGTTGAAAAAAATCTTGAAATATTAGACCTTGGAAGTACTGCAACTAAAGGTATAGCATTGCTTACACTTAACGAAAGCGATACATTAGATTTAGATAGATCTAGCTATCAATATAGTGTGAAATTGTTGGATACTGACGGTACCTTTACTCCTGCATATGCTAATACCTACTACGGCATGGCAGGTACTTTACATTTGAGTAACGATGTATATCCTGTTCTTAAAGATAGTACAATTGTTACTACATTTAATCCTGTATGGAATGCTGCAACTGATCTATATGAAAACTATACAGGTAACATGTATGCAAGTCCGGAGTTTAACGGAAACTCAGCATTGCATACCGTGGCGTTTTATATGAGTGCATATAAAGGTACAATATATATTGATGCATCACTGGACAACACTCCGGGCAACAATTATACCGTGATTAACACATTGACCTACAATTTGTATTCGGGCGTAACATATGCTAACTTTAACGGAGTATATTCATATATCCGAATTAGACATGTTCCAGCTAAAGGTCCAAACGATGCAGATAATAGAAATACTGCGTACTCCGGAACTCTTGACAAAATACTATATAGAAGTTAGACTATGATGTATGAACACACTACAGGCAGCACTGTCTACAGTATTACCACCTAATCGAAAAGTAACTAGCGGCGGTTGGGTAAGTTTTAATGCTGTCTGCTGCCATAATAGAGGCGATAGACCTGATACCAAAAAGCGTGGCGGTGTCCTATTCACTGACGAAGGATTTACATATCACTGTTTCAATTGTGGGTTTAAAGCAGGATGGAGTCCTGGTAAATTACTGAGCAGCAATACTAAATTGTTATTCAAATGGTGCGGCATAAGCGACACCGATGTTAGCAAACTTGGTTTAATGACACTTAAACTCAAAGATGACCAACCGGTATTTAAAAAAGCAATAGTATTTGACCTATTAGAAAAGCCGTTGCCCGAGGGAACGATGACTGTGATAGAATGGATCAATACTGCATACCTTCCGGATATAAGTGAAGACATTGGTAAAGTAATAGAATATATATTAGGTCGCGGCATGAGCCTCGATTGGTATGATTGGATGTGGTCACCTGCTCCTGGATATGTAGACCGGGTAATTATACCATTCTACGACAAAGGTAAAATAGTAGGCTACACTGGTCGTAAGATTAAAGACGGAAAACCTAAGTACCTGACTGATGCACAGAGCGGCTACGTATTCAACATTGATCGTCAACAACATGCGAGAAAGTATGTGATAGTAGTTGAAGGGCAGTTTGATGCCATTGCAGTCGATGGTGTTGCTATCATGACCAATGAACCTAACGAGACTCAGTGCTCACGGATAAATGCTTTAGGGAAACAAGTGATTGTTGTCCCTGACAAAGACAAACCCGGAGCCAAACTAGTCAAAGCAGCACTAGATAATAACTGGAGTGTGAGTCTACCACCTTGGGAAGATCACATTAAAGATGCGGCTAAAGCAACTGAAGTATATGGACGGTTGTATACACTAACAACAATATTGCACTATAAAGTTGATAATGAGATAAAAATACAACTACTGAAGAAAAAATTAGAAAGCCTAACAGATGAATAAAGAAAAAACACCAAAACCAAACTATACATCTGAGATGCAAAAACTCTATCTAGAGATGTTTCTTTCAGATGCTGGGACGTTTATACGTTGCCAAAATATTTTTGATCCTTTGAACTTTGATCAACGCTATCAGGATACCGCATCATTTATTACCAAGTATATTGACGATTACAAAGTTATGCCCGAGGTGGCAATTGTTAATGCAAGTTGCAAAATAGAGTTGCAATCTATACAACTACCAAAAGAAAACTACGATTGGCTTATGGATGAGTTTGAGAACTTTAGTAGGCATAAAGGGTTAGAACGTGCAATTATCGAAAGCGCCGATTTACTAGAGGCAGGCGATTACGGCCCAGTAGAAAAATTGATTAAAGATGCTATACAGATATCACTGAACAAAGATATGGGCACTGACTACTTCGAAGATCCAAGAGCACGTCTTACTAAACTTAAAGATGGCAACGGACAAATTTCAACAGGCTGGCCTAGTATTGATCGTAAATTATACGGCGGCTTTAATCGCGGTGAACTAAACATCTTCTGCGCTGGATCAGGTGGTGGTAAAAGTTTATTCCTTGCTAACTTGGGAGTTAACTGGGCATTGCAAGGACTGAACGTACTATATCTTACTTTTGAATTAGCTGAAGGTCTGGTGAGTATGCGTCTTGACTCAATGACCACAGGTATTAGTACTAGGGAAATTTTTAAAAGCATTGACGACGTTGAACTTAAAGTAAAAATGATTGGAAAGAAAAGCGGCAATATACAAATTAAATATATGCCTTCAGGTAAAAATTGTAACGATATCCGTGCGTACTTGAAAGAATATCAAGTTAAGAAAGGATGCAAACCAGATGTGTTATTGATTGACTATTTGGATTTGATGATGCCACTGAGCATTAAGGTTAGCCCAAGCGATCTGTTTGTTAAGGACAAATACGTTAGCGAAGAAATTAGAAATTTAGCTATGGAAACTCAATGTGTTACTGTTACTGCAAGTCAATTGAATCGATCAGCAGTTGAAGAAATTGAATTTGACCATAGCCATATTTCGGGTGGACTTAGTAAAATTATGACCGCAGATAATGTTATCGGTATCTTCACATCTAGAGCAATGAAGGAACGGGGCCGCTATCAAATCCAGTTTATGAAGACACGTAGCTCTAGCGGTGTGGGGCAAAAGGTTGATCTAGAATTCAACACAGAAACCTTGCGTATTACTGACTTAAACGAAGACGAATATGAAACTTCATTTAATCAACAAAAAACTACTAACACTAATGTATATGCAGGACTTAAACGTACTAGCACAGTGACTACTACTACAGATATGGAAACTGGAGAAATATTTGGTATAGATATTAATCAAGGTAACCCTATAGGTAAACTTAAATCATCTAAAACAGTGGGAGATATTAGAAATATCTTGGCCGGATTGTCAAATAAAACAGATTAGAACCAGGTGGATATCTGCATACGACCACTTTCCGAAATGATCTTATGCCACTGATCTGCATCAGATAACCCAAATACTATATCAACTTCTGCAGGAACAAATGTCCAACTATGATTGACGTTCCACGGATCTTCTCCACTTATTTCACCATCTAAATGCCCAGGTAACCATCTAGTATATCCCGCTATTACTTTGAAATGATCCGGCCCTTCATTTTCTGATATGGCAGTTAATACACTGATATCATTACTGACCCCTATCTTGTCAGTGAGCTTACTGGTTCCGGAACTGTACCAGTCTAAACTATGTATGACATGTATCCTATTAGTAGCCTCAGATCCACCATTGTACAACGGCTGATCTCTGTTGGCGGTTAATCCCATATTACTCATTACTGTGTCAAAACTTACTCCATTATTGTAGGGCTTGTTGATCTGTAACCCAATGGCTCCGGATTCATCATGGTTTACAACAATTATAGCCGATTTCTTGAAATTAAGATCAGTCTTCTTGGGATGGGCAGCTAATAAATAGCCTCGGTAGTTTTGTGTAATCATATAACATATTTAATCAATAAATAGTTGTCTATGCATATACTTGAGTTAAATTTAGGTTTTGAACAACACGATACCTTGAACCCACTACTATGGCGTAATGATTCATTGATCCCTGAAGTGAAATTGGCACTCCTAAAAATAGCACAAGACTTTGTTGAATACGTAGACATACCCTTTACTATTAAAGATATTATTATTACAGGTAGTCAGGTCAGCTACTACTATACTAAACACAGCGATTTAGATCTACATTTGATCGTAGACTTCGATACGGTGAACTGCGATAAAGAAGCTGCCGAACTGTTTGACACTAAAAGATTACTCTATAAAAAACAATACGATATCAGCATATACGGCGTTCCTGTAGAAGTCTACATAGAAGATTTAAACTTTCCTGCCGTTAGTGCTACATATAGTTTGAGTAAAGGTGGTTGGAAAATAAAACCAGATAGCCAACCTCGAGAAATTAACACCGATGAGATCATAAGAATGAGCAAAATATGGCAGACAGTCATAGGTAAAGCTATTGAATCAAACGACCTCGAAACCGGCCGAAAAGTATTAAAAATGCTTCGAAATTATCGCAAATTAGGCCTAAAACACTCCGGAGAATACGGTATTGAGAACCTGGTATACAAGACCCTACGTAACAGTAAAATCATAGAAAAACTAATGAAAATGATCGGTGATCTGCACGATCAAAGTTTGAGCATAAAATAATATTTGGCTATATTGCTTGTCAACTAACTTTCAAGCTATGGCGTTATATATATGTAGAGATAGAAATCTCTACACTAACCAAAAAGGAAATTTTAAAATGAAATCAATCGCTACTCTAATCGTACCCTTGTTTGCCGCAACTGTATTCGCAGCTGAGCCAGCTAAAGCACCTGCTGCTGCACCTGCTGCTGCACCTGCTGCTGCACCTGCTAAGTGTGATCCTGCTAAAGACAAAACTTGCAAAGTAGATGCTAAAAAAGATGCCACTAAAAGTGACACAAAAGCAGCGACTACTGTACCGGCCGCAAGCGCACCGGCTGTTGCTAAAGAAGCCCCGAAGCCCGCTAGCAAGTAATCGTACAGTCGACGGCGACGACAATGAAGATTTTGAAATACAAGATCTGTACGTTGCTTATCGTCGTCCAATAATAGTTGATGACGACGGTGACGAACCGTTGAACAATTATATATTAGATAGATTGCAAGATGCTCGAACACTAGCATTAGCTATGTTAAAATAACCCGCTTCGGCGGGTTTTTTTGTATAATTAAAACAATAATTGATTCTACTAGAGGTTAAGAAATTTATTAACTTCTGACTAAAAGAGATATATAATAGTACAAGTCAATAAATAATGACTTTAACTAAAGGAAATTTAAATATGAAAAAAATTGTAATCTCTACAATGTTGATTGGACTTATGGGATTAGCCCATGCCCAAATATCTGTATACGGTAAAATGCGTGTATACGAAGAATCAACTCAGGTAGGTTCAGCCTCGTCTGTCATGTCTCTAACAAACGATTCTAGTCGTTTGGGATTCAAGGGCACTGAGGCATTGGGCAACGATCTGTCAGCTAACTTTGTTATCGAAACTGGCATTTCAACCGATGCTCCGGCTGCAACTACATTAGGTGATCGTACTGCTATCATTGGGCTATCTAATAAGTTTGGATCAGTATCTGTCGGTCGCGACAAACACTCAGTTACTCGCACATTGGACAACTTTGATGCAATGAGTAATACGTTTGGTTCTAGTGCAGGTGTTATCCACGCAGCACAAGGATCACGTTTCCAGAATGCAATTTTCTTGACTGTAACCCCAATTAATGGTCTTAGCATTAACTATCAAAATTCTAACAGCGAAGTAGCAGGCAGCACTCATGCACAAGGTGTAAGTGTCGATTACACATTTGGTCCATTTGCTGCAACAATTGCTCGTTATGATAACGGTACTACTAGTGCATCTAATATCGCTGGCGCTAAATTGAAATATGCTAATACTACTGTATTTGGTATGTATTCTGATGATACTGTTGCAACAGTGCTATCTAAAGGTAAGAGCATTGGTGTAAATCAAACAATGGGTGCAACTTCCTTACTGGCTGGATATGGGGAGAAGGACGGTACTACAGCATACAATCTGGGTGCAACTTACAATTTGAGCAAGAACACTATGCTTCATGCTCGTTATTTAAAAGAAGTAGCTAGAGTCGACACACATAAAATTGGTGCCGGCATTGAACTGAATTTCTAATTTAAACATTAGATATTAAAATAACCCGCTTCGGCGGGTTTTTTATTGATTAAAAACTTATGAACTGGCGTAAAACAAATTGGCACTAACCGAGATTTGAGAAGAGCCAGAAGCCAGCGCAAAGCGCTAGCGGTAAAAAAACAATTTCTACCCTAATTAAATACCAACTTTAAAACCACCAGCAGCTACAATAGCATCAGCCATGGCGTTTAAACTGGCCATACTACGTAGGCTCATTCGTCGGTTTAAATCAAAGGCAACCTGTCGTATAGTAGAACCTAGATCATTATCCAATACTTGTACAGCTAAACCCCCAGCAGCGATCCACTGTGAACAGTTATCAGGTCGATCATCTACTAGCATATCACCCGCAGTACAATGCTTGGCTTTATCCCAACTATGCGGTCCAAAATGTACAGGTATATCAGGGAAATGTTCCTGCGCCCATAACACTTTATCGTAATAAGCCCACGGTATATCATCATCTTTTGGTACAGCAGTTAGAAATAATAACTGCCACCCTAGTCCGTCTCTATATCGGCGAGCTAGATCAACTAACTCTACACAACGTGGCATCAAGGGTAGATCACGATAAAACCGAGCCTGCGTCTTGATACGATTCCATTCTTCAGGTGTGTTCTTATAGTGTGTACGTGGATCTGCATCACGGGTGGGGCGTCCTAACAACTGCGATGCAGCTCTGTCCCAATCTGCTACTACTCCGTCCATGTCTAGATAAAATGTATTAGTCATAGACATAGTTAACCGTGTCTGAATTAACACTTAACACCCCGGCTCCATTACGTAAATGAAATGTACGTGCCATTTCAGTGGGCGGGCTTAGTGTGACAAATGTCTTAATATCCTTGTACTCAACCCGTATACTACACTGTGCTTCTTGAATGAGTCGCCTCCCTGCTCCGGACACATAACTCCATATGGTGTAGAATACTGCTACTGTAGCGGGCAAGTCATCCATACTAGCTAACTCTATGACATTATGTGGTATGACTCCCTTACGGGCAACACAGACTACAGCTTGTGGCTTACTATATAGATCATCTAATAACACATATACATTGCAATCCTTACTGACCCTGAACTCAATGGGAATGTCGGGACGTACTGGATCATCCTTGATTAAGGCTAGTAACGGATCTGAGAGTGAGGTGATGGTGTATAGCATGATTCCTTGAACAATTAAACATTATATACATACTTATACAATATATGAAGAATTCTATATGTACAAGGAAAAATTAGTAAAAAAAATTTCATCTTACCAAAAATCATAGACAGTGAGAGTTTTAGACTGTACACTAGTATTATTATGTATATAAAACTAACCAACGCCGCGCCGGCCCATAAAGGCACCCCAGTATCTATTAGACAAGATCTCGTACTTAGTGTACATCACAATTCAGTGGTCCGAGAAGACGGAACTATAGAAAACGTAACTTTCCTACATTGCCCTCCACACGGTACTTGGGAAACACAGGACAGCTTCGATAGCGTGATCGCACAATTGAATATAGCTGCTGCCGGACGTACTATGACCCCCACTGTTGAATCTACTACAACTATACAAGCAACTAAAGTTAACGCTGATCCAGCATAAGCTAGAATAGAAACAGCCCGAGGTTTACACTTGGGCAAAAATTGCCGCGCAGTTAAAAAGAGATCCAGAGATCTCGGCCCCTGGTGATCTACTCTAACATGGTGGTTGATTTTGAAGAACTTATGGCATGCTTGCTAGTAAGTGCTTGCCAACTTGTTAGGATGTATACCCCCCCAC